ATTTTGAAATATATTCAATGATCCTCTTCTACCTGGAACAGTAATTGTTTCATAATTAGCATTTGTTGATGGTCTAGTAATTGTTCCTACTACTACTAATTCTAAATCTTTATAACTATCTCTATTATTGAATTTAATACTTAGCAAATCTAATCACCCCCTAGAATCCATAAATGCTAATTCTTCACTCATATATGGAGCACTTACTCTTGCAATTTCTTGCCCATCTAAATTGACAGGAACTATAATATATACAGGTTGTGAACTATTTCCACTAGTTGATGTTTTAGAAATGCTATTAGCCACCCTTGCTGCAACACTTTCAGCAGTTTTTAAAACTAAATCTTCACTAGCTTCATGATTATATATCCTTGTTTTTGAAGGTAAATCATACAATTCATACCCTCTTTCATGCAGCGAAGTTAATCCACCTTGAAAGCTTTCATTTCCTGTCCAGTTAGAAGCAGAACCCCATATAGTACCATTACCCATGTTTTGATTAGTGGCATTTTTAAATGCATTCCCAGCTGCTTGATTTTCTGTAGTTATTTCCACAGTTTTAGGCTCTGGATTCCAACTATTCCACCACTTCTTTAGTTTATCCCACCAAGTAAGAATATTACCTGTAGTTGTATCTACATTCTTTTCTATATCACTATTCATATCTTTAATTTTTTCAACAGCTTCTGTTCTAGTCTCTTCAGCTTTCTTAACAACGTCTTCTTTCTGTCTCTTTGCTTCTGCAATCATTTTGTCTGCTTGTTCAGCTGTTATTGTTCCAGTTTCATCTCTCATTTTTGTAATTGTAGCGATGTTTTTCTCATATTCATCATTAGCAGCCTTAACTGCACCATCCCTACTCTCATTCAATTTTTTAATATGTTCGGATGCCTGCTCTGCTGTAATTCTACCATCATAATCCTTCATACGTTGTAAAATCACTTGAGCCTCAATCTCTTGATCAGATAAAGATTTTATTGCATTTTCTCTCATTTTATTTTGCAAGTCTGTTATTGTTGTAACTTCTTCAGATGTTAATTTCCTTTTATTATCACTAGCATCCTTAACAATTTTATTTATTTGATCTTCGTACTGCTGTGTTTGAGTTTGCTTACTTGTATAAAAATCAGTTGTCTTTTTTAAAATTTCTGCTTGCTCTTGTGCTGTAATTTCTGTTTGCTTTGTAAACAGCTCTTGTAATTTAGTAATGCTATCATTCTTCTGTTTTTCATATCCTTGTACAATACTATTAGTCATACCATCAAATTTGGCTTTAGTATCTGTAGCTATTTGTTCAGTTATAACTTGACCATTAATATATAAATCTTGAAGTGAAGATTTTACACCTTCATCCATTTTTAAATAATCTTGTACTGCTGTTTTAGTTGCTTCACTTATCTTTATAGTTTCTCCCTGAAGAGTTGTTGTCATTTGACCATATGAGTTTGCAACTGAACTTGAAGTATATTGTACTTTATCTGCAAATAAATCAACTGATGGTACAACTTCTTGAGTCATTCCTTCATATATTCCATATCCAGCCAGAGCAATAGCACCTGCGGCTGCAATATATGGAGCTGCTGCAATAACTGCACCTCCTAACCCACTTACTAAAGCACCTAATCCACCTGTACCTCCCGCAACTACTCCTGCTTCTGCTACTCCTTCTGTAGCAGTTACAACACTGCCTATTGCAGGAGTAAATTTAGATACTATATTTAATATACTACCTATTCCATCAGCAACACCGCCAACTATTTTTATAGTTCCACCTAATGCAAAAGTAAACATTCCTATATTGGCAATTGTTTTTAATGTACCTTCATCCATACCTGATAATATTTGTGTTAAACCTGAAATTCCTTGTGTTGCCTCACTTAATAATGGTCCTAATGCATCACCTAGTTTTATACTTTCATTTTTCAAATCATTAAAACTTTTTCTCATTTTATTTCCGGCAGTATTATCAACCTTGTTAAATGCATCATCTAACGCAGTTGTATTATTGGCCATTTGATCCATTGACTCACTATAAAGTGCCATACCTTGGTCAGATGTAAGAGTCATAATAGTATTTAAACCTTCTACTGAACCAAATAATTGGGCAAATGCACTTAGCTGACTTGAGTTGGCTTTTTCCAACATCAGCATTTCTTCCTTTTGCCCTTTTAAATTTTTCTTTAATGATTTATACATCTCAGAATTCTTTTGCCCTGATTGTTCTAACTCATACATTTTTTTTGCAGTTTTATCATATAGGTCACAAGCATTTTCATATTCAGGAGCTACTTCTTTTAATTTATCTTTAACTTCTTTTAAAAATCCCATCCAGCCTTTACTAGAAACTTCAGCCGAATCAAATTTTATTCCTAAAGTTTCAGCCGCTTCACTAGCCTCTTTGGATGGTTTAATAATATTAGACATAGCAGCTTTAAGTCCTGTTATAGATTCCCCTGACTTTATTCCGTTTGCAGTTAATACTGCGATTGATGAAAATAATTCCTGAGTGCTAACTTTAAGAGCAGCACTAATTGGAATAACATTACCTAAATATTGAGACATTTCTCCAAATGTTGTTTTACCTAAGTTCTGAGTAATAAACATTTGATTTGCAATATTACCTACCTCTTCTGTTTTAAGCCCATATGCATTTAAAACAGATGTTAATCCATCTACAGAAGTTGCTGTATCTGTAAAACCACCTTTAGCAGCTTTAACTGCTGTTGTTAAAAACTCAACTGAGTTTTCTGCTGAAACACCAGAAGAAATAGTGTCATACATACCTTCCTGAATTGTTTCAAATCCTTCACCACTCATATTAGATAACTCTAATACACCTTTGCCTAACGTATCTAAACTAATATTTGTTGTATCAGCTACAGTGCTAATTTTAGCCATACCATCTTCAAAATCCATACTGAATTTAGAACTTGCTGCTCCTGCTGCAACTAAAGGGGCAGTGAATTTTAAAATGCCATCTCCAATGGCATTCGCTTTACTTCCAAAATCTTTTAATCTGTCTCCACTTTCTTTTATGTTATTGCTTGCATTTATCCATTTATTATTACTTTTATCTAATTCAGTATTAATCTTATTTAATTCACCTTGAGATTTTACCATTTCAGCACTTGCTTTATTTAAATTAGTTGAATAACTCTGAATTGATTTTGCATTACTTTCAACAGATTTGTTAACTTTCTCATACTCTTGTGATAATACATTAATTTTTTCTTTTAAATTTGTTACAACTTGATTTTGTTTCCCATATGTTTGAACTGCTGCTTCGAGTTTTGCTTTTTCCATATCAAGTGCAGTTTTTAACTTTTCTCTTTGAGCAACATTTTCTTGCATTTTACTTGTTGCTTTTTCAATACTTTGTTTATAAATATCAACTTTTTTAGCTTGTAAGTCTACTTGCTTTGCTAATGATTCCTGAACTGATTTTAATTTTTCGCTATCTTTTCCAAATGCCTGTAAACTACTACTTGCTAATTTTAATGCGCTTTGATTATTCTTTAATTCTGCATTAACTCCCTTTATAGAGTTGTTAAAACCTGTACTATCTAAAATATATTTAGCGGTTATCCTTTTTTCAGTATCACCCATGTTCTACCTCCTTTCTATAAAGGGAACTGATCTATGCTCATGACTTTATTAGTTATCTGTTCATTTTCGCTTTCAGTTGGATTTATATAATTTCTATGTGTTTCCCACAGTTTGGATATTTCGAAGAATGTTGATTCAAAAAATTCGTTTCTACTATAGTTAAGATGTACTTTAGCGATATAAAAAAGCCAATCTATATCAACTAACTTGTAAAAATCTACTTTTTTTTATTGTTTTTTGACCCATCTTGAATATTATTTCCATCATTTTTTTTAGTCCCAAAATAATCTAAAACTAAATCATTTGCTAATGAAGGTAACTTTAAGAATTCACTAGGATTAGCTTCATTTACAATTTCCTCTGGTGAAAATTCTCTTTCCTTACATGAAACACATAGCATTTTAATAGAATTGCTTATATGTTTTTTACCTTCTAAAACTCCATTAAATATCTCTCCAGCTTTTTCAAATTTTTCATCAAGTTTAATAAAACTCATATTTGTAAATTCAAATGTATACTCTTTGTCTCCTATTTGTTGCTTCCTTTCCATAATTCCTCCTAAATATTAAAGGAAGAGCATAAATACTCTCCCTTTATGATTAAGCAAAATCCCAAGTTGTGCCTGTTTTTGTTGCAGTTTTAGCAGTTCCATCTAATTTAAAAGTAAACGAAGTTATGTTTGATGGAACATCTTTGAATGACTTTGTAACAGTATCAAATGTTATTCCAGTTATGCTAATATTATTTACTGTTCCAGATGTATATCCTGTATAAACTACAGTAAGATATTGCATTACCTTTGGAATAATTACCGAGTTAAAGAATATTTCATCTGTCATTCCGTCTTCTTCATCAATTTTATATTTCCACATTCCATTGGATTTTAATGGAGCACCTGTTGAAGTTATTGTTTTTGTTTGATAGTCTGTTTTACCTTCCTTACCCTTTTGACTTTCATCACTATCTGTAAAGGTATTGTTGTAAAAAATAACATATCTTGCTTTACCATTACCTTTATTTGACTTAAATAACAATGCGCCTGGTGTTGCTTTGTCTGTATCCTTATATATTACTCCACCTTCTTCTGAAAGTTCATGCCCTAATATTATACTTTCTTCTTTCGCCAATAGATCTACTACATCTACTGTTGTTTCTGTACTATCAAAAGTTGTATCACTTTCCCATAGCTTATTTTCTGCATATAATTTTTCTGTATTTATTTTTATTTTAAGTCCAATCTGCTTTACCCCTTGTAAATAAATAGGTGTATCGAATATTGGAGTTCCTCCTGGCATATCCTCTTTTAGTGGTGCAAAACAAAGTTTTTCAACACCAACAATTCCACTAACTACTGCTTGTGACATTTATATCACTTTCCTTTCTTTTTAAATTATAAAAAGCCTATCAACCATTAGTTGGTAAGCTTATATTAAATCTCATTGCTTTGTGATTTAACTTTGTATCTGGCTCATATAAATCTGCGCCTTTATCTCTGTTAAATCCTGATTCTATCATCTTCTTTAATAATATTTCTTCTATATTTGAATAATCTACATAAGAAAATATGTCTACTTGGATTATATAGCGAGTGCTGATTTCTTTATTTTCTGCAAATGCATCTCCAAATTCATCTATTACTTGATACTCAATATATGGTGCCTTAGGACAATTTGCATGCAAAAAATATACCTTCTTATCAGGTAATAAATTTATAATGTCTGCTTGGCTTAATACCTGTTTTAAATAACTTTTTATACTCACATATAATCACCTACTTTTTATTTAATAATTCGTCAGTTAATATCCCTATAACCTCATCTTCAGTTGAATTAATACTTCGTTCAAAAAATCCAACGTTTTTCTTACTCTGACTTGTTCCAAACTCTTGAAATAAATCCCACCAAGCACCTAATCTTAATTTTCCAACAACTGCAAATTCTTCTCTAACTATAGAAATTTTTACCTTAGATAATTTCTTTGTATGTCCTTTAGGCGTATCTTCTTCTAATTTTTTTGCAGCTGGCTCAATTGCCTTTTTCATGGCTCTTTGCTCATCAGCCTCTGTTAAAATCATATTGTCATTAAATGATATTAACTCATCAAAACCACTTATTTCTATTTCATTCATATAACAC